TGGAAACCATTTAGATATCAATGTAAAAAACTACCAGCAGGGAGATTAAAATGGAAAACATGGTATTAGATGCTTGGAATGAGCTAAGTTATGTTGAGGGTGTTTTATTTACTGTCTGGTTATTTGTGCTTTATTATGGCAAAGTATGGATAGACAGCAAGTTTAAAAGAAAGGAATGCACATGCTTACGGCGTTAATAGGGCCTGTATCTAATCTTCTTGGCAAGTTTATAGAAGATAAAGACATGAAAAACAAGTTGGCACATGAGGTGGCAACAATGGCAGAGAACCATGCACAGGAACTGGCAAAAGGCCAGATAGAGATAAATAAGGCAGAAGCACAACACAAATCCATTTTTGTAAGCGGATGGCGCCCCTTTATTGGCTGGACATGCGGTATTGCCCTATGTTGGCATTTCGTGCTGGCGCCTGTTACTTTGTTCGTGTGTGCTTATTTAGACGTAGTTATACCTGAACTGCCTACATTTGACATGGGTTCACTCATGACGGTTTTGATGGGAATGCTCGGATTGGGCGGACTTCGCAGTTTTGAGAAGTATAAAGGTTTAACAAAATGAAAAGAAAAATTAAAAAAGTTGTAAAAGGATTGCAAAAAGCTAGTAAGACACATGCAGCACAAGCTAAAATGTTAAAGAGTGTATTAAAAAATGGTAAAAAGAAAAGATCCTAAAGTCGGAACAGGTAAAAAACCAAAGGGTTCTGGGAGACGACTATACACAGATGAGAACCCAAAAGATACAGTTGGTATCAAGTTTGCCACAGAAGCAGACGCAAGAGCTACGGTTGCAAAAGTTAAAAGAGTCAATAAACCTTTTGCGAGAAAGATACAAATACTTACAGTTGGTGAACAAAGAGCAAAAGTTATGGGTAAATCAAAAGTAGCCAGTATATTTAAAAGAGGCAAAGAAGCTATTAGAAAGGCTAATAAAAAATGATGTGGTTTTGGTTGAGTTTGTCTAAATTTTTTAATAAGATAGGTAATTATTTTTACTACAGACATGTAGCGTGTTTAAGAAAAAGGCAGGGTAGATAATGAATTTAGATAAATTACAAAAAGAACTAGCAGAAGATGAAGGTTGCAAATATGAAATTTACAATGACCATTTGGGGTATGCGACTTTTGGGATTGGGCATTTGGTTACTGATTCTGATTTAGAATATGGGCAAGAAATTGGAACAGAAGTATCTAAAGAAAGAGTTGATGAGTGTTTTGAAGCTGATATTGCAATGACTATAGAAGACTGCAATATATTATACAGTAATTTCAAAGACATACCTGAAGAAGCTCAATTAGTACTTGCAAATATGATGTTTAATCTTGGTCGTCCTCGTCTGTCTAAATTTGTTAACTTAAAATTAGCTGTAGATTCTGAAGACTGGATGGAGGCATCCGTGCAAATGATGGACTCGAAATGGGCAAAACAAGTGCCTAATCGTGCAGAAAGACTTTGTAGTAGAATGGAGAAGTTATCTTGGCTATTCAAGCAGTAAAACTAAAACCTGGAATTAATCGTGAAGGTACTAGATATACTACAGAAGGTGGGTATTACGACGGTGATAAAATACGATTTAGGCAAGGCACACCAGAAAAAATAGGTGGTTGGGAGCTTATATCTGATACAACTTTTTTGGGTGTAGGTCGTTCTTTACATAACTGGGTTAGTTTGTCAGGTCAAAACTTTGTAGGGCTAGGCACTAACTTAAAATATTATATAGAGTTGGGTGGTAATTATAACGATGTCACACCTTTACGTGCTACTGTGTCATTAACCAACCCTTTCACTACTACATCTGGGTCTACTACTGTGCTAGTCACAGACGCAAATGCTGGTTTTGATGACAATGATTTCGTAACATTTAGTAATGCCTCTGCTGTAGGTGGTGTAACTATAAGTGGTGAGTTTCAAATAGATATTGTATCTACTAATTCTTACAATATAACTGTATCTTCTGCTGCAAGCTCTTCTGCAACGGGCGGTGGCACTGTATCCGCTGCTTATCAGGTAAACACGGGCTCTGCGTTTGCCATACCTTTAACAGGTTGGGGTGCAGGTGCTTGGGGCGCAGGTCAATGGGGTATAGGAGAAGCATCCGTGAACGAGGTGCGTATATGGAGTCATTCTAACTTTGGTGAAGATTTAGTATTTGGACCTAATAGTGGTAGTATATATTACTGGGATGCCACAAACGGCGTTAGTACAAGAGCTGTTGAATTATCTACTTTATCTGGAGCATCAAATGTACCAATACTACAAAATATAATCTTAGTATCAGATATAAGCCGTTTTGTATTTTGTTTAGGTACAAATCCTATAGGCGGTAATACTATAGATCCTACTTTGGTAAGATGGTCTGACCAAGAGGATGCAGCAAACTGGACTCCATCTGCTACTAATCAGGCAGGTAGTTTAAGATTATCTCGTGGTACTAAAATCGTGGCTGCATCTCAAGCTCGTCAAGAAGTGCTTATATGGACAGACTCTTCTTTATATTCACTGCAGTATGTTGGTGCACCTGCTGTTTGGGCAGCGACACTAGTTGGTGAAAACATATCTATATCCTCTCAACTTTCTGTATCCTATGCAAATGGTGTTGCGTACTGGATGGGTAAAGATAAATTTTACATGTATGATGGTCGTACACAGCCATTAAAGTGTGATGTGCGAAAGTATATATTTAATGATTTTAACACAAAACAATATGCACAAGTATTTTCAGGCACCAACGAGTCTTTTCACGAGATATGGTGGTTTTATTGTACAGAAAATTCTAACAACATAGATAGATACGTCATATATAACTACTTAGAGAAGATATGGTATTATGGCACTATAGCACGTACAGCATGGCTTGACTCTGGATTGCGTGACAAGCCGTTAGCAGCCACATACAGTAATAACCTTGTAAACCACGAAACTGGTATCGACGATAATGTAAGTGGTACAGCAGCAGCTATAACAGCATACGTTGAATCTTCAGACTTTGACATAGGTGACGGTGATAGATTTTCGTTAGTAAATCGTGTAGTGCCTGACGCATCGTTTGATGGCTCTACGGCAGATAGTCCCGTTGCAACTATGACTTTACATGCACTAGGTGGCTCTGGATCTGGTCGTAACTCACCTGCTTCAGAAGGTGGATCTAGTAATGCTACCATAACACGCACAGCAACTTCTCCTGTTGAAGTATTTACTGATTTAATAAACATAAGAGTGCGAGGACGGCAGCTTGCCATGCGTTTTGAATCATCTGCGGTAGGCGTTACATGGCAGTTAGGCACACCCAGACTGGATATCCGACCAGATGGGAGGCGTTAATGGCTATAGATAACACAAGATATGGTGTAGGTTTCCGTGCTCCAGCACTACCGTTTCCTACCTCCGAATACGACCAACAAAATGCAGAACAACTTAATAATGTATTACGTTTGTATTTTACTCAAGTGGATACAGCGTTAAGAAATGCTGTCATATCAGACAGAGCTGAAGCAACAGGGTGGTTTTTAAGCTAATGCCTAACAAATATGTAAATGCAAAAAAAGATTTAACTAGCACTAGTGTAACAACACTATACACAGCACCTGCATTAACTACAGGTATTGTTAAATCCATACTTGTGTCAGAAGATTCAGGAAATGCAGATACAATAACTTTAACGATAACAGATGCAGAGTCATCTCCTGCTACATTCAGCCTGTTTAAAACAAAATCTATAAGTGCAAATGGCACTACAGAGCTACTTACTGCACCTCTGGTTGTAGAGACTGGAGAAATACTTAAAGTAACGGCTGCTACAGCTAATAGACTGCATGTAGTGGCTAGCGTATTAGAGGTGTCATAATGCAAACTGTGGACAGTAACGAGAAATTATTAGATATGTCTAGCATAATGACCATGGCATCGGATCAGCTGGGGTTTATGTATAATGGCAGTTCTCTAAATATAGAGACAATATTGGCTACTTTAGCTAAAGAAACAAGTATGCCTGATACCGACGTCGTACAGATAGGAAATACTGTGTTTATTGGTCACACTGGCAAAGGAGATAAGAAATCTAAGATGCACGGAAGACCTCTTAATGTAGACACGAGTAGAAACTTTATACGCAATATGTTAAAATATGGAGGTTACTTACAAGATAAAGATATTACGCATTATTCTACTTATTTTAAAGGTGAAACGTTAGTGCCTGCTATAAAAATTATACAAAAACGTTTAATGAGTGTAGATACCAACATGTATTTAGGTCAACCTGAAGATGACGATGGGTATCTTGTTTATGTAAAATTTGGTGACGATCCTTTGAACGAGATGTTTTAATATGGCTCCTATACTCGATCCTATAAAAAAGATTATTAAGAAACCAATTAAGTGGATTGGTGACAAGATTGAGGACGTTGGCGATTGGATTGTTGATGAGATAATTGATCCTGTTGTAGAGACAGTCGAAGGTACTATAGATGCTTTATTAGATGATCCTATAAAAACTATTGCCACCATAACAGCTGCCATATATGCCCCTTGGGCTATACCTCTTATAGAGGGTGCAGATGTCGCTATGAATGGTGGTGACATTGGTGATATTCTTGAGGCGACTGCTAAAGCTTATGTAGCACAACAAGTGGGGGCAAAAGTAGGAAGTTATGTAGGTGATGCTGTATCAGCAGGAGCACAGACAGCCACATCTAAAGTAGTTGGGAAAATTGTTGCTCAAGGTAGTGCTAGTGCTACAGCCGCTGTAATATACGGACAAGATCCTGTTGAGGCGTTTTTGAAAGGTGGTATACAAGCTGGTGTATCTGCTAGTTTAGGTCAATTATCTGAAAATGCAGACTATCAAAAACTACCGCAAGCAGCAAAAAATGTAATAGAATCATCTATAACGGCTACATTGACTGGACAAGAAGTAACACCCGAACTTATAGCCAGTGCAGTAACAAAAGCATATGTAACTACCGAAGCTGTAGGCTCTTATCTAAATGAGGGCGGGGACTTTAGTGATGCACAAATTGCAGCAATTACAAATGGTATACTAAATACGGCAAATGTAGCTTTTGCAGGTGGAGATGTGCCAAAAGCTATAATGGATTCTGTAATTAAGTATGGATCGCAAGAACTTAACAAAACTATAGATAAAAAAGTTAAGAACACAATAGATAAAGTATCAGGCGATTATAAACTTGCTGCAGATAAAGCACAAGAAGTTGATGATGCTGTAGCCGATTATGAAGCAGCTGCTGCTAATTATAATTCTATAGCAGATGAGATGAAGCCTAGGTTTGATGAACGTGCTAGACTAAAAGGTACTGTTGATGATTTAAAAGTTAAATTACAGAACCAAGACCCTGGCTCGAACGTAGACACTGTGAACAGAGATAAATATCAGGCTATTTTAGATGATTATAATGCAGCTGTAAAAACATATAATTCGTACACTACACAGCTAGATAAAGATTATAACGACAAATTTAAGCCACTACTAGATAAATATAAAGTTGAAGCAGATAACGCGTATGCGTCTATAGAACCTTTAAAAAACGAGTACATGACACTGAAAGACAATTTAGTATCTAGCGGAGATCAGTTAGATGATGTGCTTAAACCTGTGCAAGGTGCTACAGACAAAGCGTTTGTGATTGCCATGGTGGGTGAAGACTTCAACGCAGAAGAGTATGCAAGATTAAATAACCTGCCAACTATAGCAGGTGAAGTACAAGATCCATATTATCATTGGCTTACAACAGGTAAAGATGAAAATTTACCTACAAATCAAGCACAGTACGACAAACAACTAAGAGTAGAAAAAGATAATTTATTTCAAAATGCAATGAGTCAAACAGGTTTAGATATTACTCGTCTAAACAAAAATACTAGAAAACGTATACAAGATGAGTTTAATCAAAAATATAAAACCTTACAAGATGTAAAAAATGCCAATGTAGAAGATGTTACAAAAGATATTGGCGAGCGATATATAAACGAAATGACGTTTGTAGATGACTTATTAATAAGCAAAGAAAAAGTTTCAGACGTAGATATAGCAAATGGAAATGCTACTGTAGTAATAGACGATAAAGGAGATGTATCCTTTACTACTCCTGATAAGACAGAAGACACAGATTATAAGTGGGACCCAAGGTATAACAAAAAAGTTAAAACGATAGTAACTCAAAGCAAATCAGGGCTTGAGGGAAAATATGATACTGTAATTGAGGACGAACAAGGCAATATAATTGAAACTAAAGAATATTTACCTCCTTTTGAAGGTAATGATGTTTATGGTATTTTAAAAAACAATCCTGCTGCAGGTATAAACATAATCGCCGAGCTAGATCCTAATAGCACAGAAGCATCTATTACGTCTGTATTAGGTTATAACGCATACGAATTTATTAAACAGGCTTACGAGTATGCAAAAACCTCTGATAGTGACTTTTTAAAGAACTCTGCAGGTATAATATTAGATGCAGGTGGAGAGCTGTTATCTAGCTACAATAGCATGTTACGATATGTAAACATAAATCCAAAAGGCACTAAAATATCAGAGTTTTCTAAAAAGTTACTAAAACTTTCTGATGATATAAAAACAGAGGATCATAAACAAGCATCACAAGACATACAAAGACAGATAGCTGAAGCAAATAAAGATACTGATCCTAATGCACCTTGGTATGAAAAATCTTGGAACGTAGCAAAAGCTATATATGGTGCGGCTTCTGAAGCTCCAGGGACTTTTGCAGCAGAGTATGTAGCAAAAGAATTAATACAAGAAATACCCACATTATTAGTCGGTGGAGCGGTTGCAAAAGGTGCTGAATATGCGTTTAAAGCGGGAAGCTTTCTTGCTAAGTCGCTAGGGTTTACGACAGCAGTTGGTTTAGATCTCGCTGAAGCTATGGGTGGCTCTGCAGAAGAGGCTTATAATGAAGCATATGCGGCAGCTAAAAAGTCAGGTATGTCCGATGCAGAAGCAGATGCGTATGCAGATCCAATAGCAAAAGAAACAGGAATAGTAGCAGGAATAGCTAATATCGCCACTATGGGAGTTGGTGGTAATAAATTACAAAAAGCTGTATTTGGTAATAAACCTAAAAGTGGTAATTTTTCCGAAGCTTTTGACGTTATAAAAACAGGTGCAGGTGAGGGTCTACAAGAATTTACTGAAGAAGGTCTTTCTAAAGCATATTCCGAAACACAAATAGTAAAAATAGACCCTGATAGAGATGTAATTGGTAATATTACAGCAAACGCGTTGCTAGGAACTATATCTGGTAGTAGCACAGGTGTTAGTATACAAGGTGCCATTACTACAGGGGACTATGTATCTAGTGCATTAGCTACTTTTAATCCTGAAGTTAATAAAATAGTTACAGAGGCAGCTAATACAGCAGAAGGTGCTGATGCTGCAAAACAACAATTAGCTAATTTAGGTATAACAGACAAGACTTTACAGACAAACTTATTAAACAAAATATTTGATGAAGGGTTTACAAGTTCGGAAGACGTAAATAATGCGTTTCAAGAGGTAAAAGACGTATATAAACCTACAGCAAAAGAAATGAGTAATTTTGTAGGAGATACTTCTAGTACAGATTTTGCATCTGAGTTTGAGACCTATATTGATGCAGGTGTTGTAGACAAACAAGAAATATTAGACTTAGCTACAGCAGAGGGTATAACACTTACAGACGAGCAGGTAGAAGCATTAACAGGACAGAAGCCTGAAGCAGAGTTTATAGCAGAACAACAGAAGATATTTGATCCTCAAGCTGTAACAAAAGAAGAAGCTAAAAAATATCTTACAGATCAAG